GAAAGTTGTCCAAGGATTTTTAGAAAAGGAAGAGCTAGATCTTCTTGACCTATTTTGCCCAATCCTTTTGCTGCATCATCTTCAAACATATTTGTTGGAAGACCTGCAGTCTTTTTCTCTGCTACTTGGTTCATGTTTATTTGTTCCTCGTTATTTTTGTTCTGTTGCCCGTGAACAGGTTAAAAAGATCAGAGGGCATCTCTTGTCCAGATTCCAGACGCTCTCTGACCAATGCTTTAAGTGTCATAGGTTCAACCTTTAATTTCTGGACAGGTTGGTACCCTTGACCTTGCGCAAGGACAGCATATTGCTGTGCCTTGGTATCTTCGTCACGACCGAAGGCAACAGTGATTTCATTTTTAATCAAATCACCTAGGCCGTTATCTCGAAGCCATTTAAATGCTTCATCCTTACTTTTGGTAGGAATGGAAGCACCGTAGACAGGTTTTACTTCTACTGAAGTCCCATCTGCTAATTTTAATGTAGAGATGTTCATTTCCTGCATCATTGTAGGAATAACTTCTCCCGAAACTAAATCTATTTTTCTTTTTAGCTCCTTTAGTTCTTCTTCTTTAGCTACAAGTTCATCTTCTAGCTTTTGAAGCTTAACTACCTGATCGGATAGTTTATTTGCCTCATTTGCACCATCGAGATTTTCTCTTTGGTCTTCTTCAAAATTAATACTAC